GTGGTGAAAATCGTCGCTTCTGAATTCCACGCCTGCCAACTGGAGCGCAAGGGTTTCACACGTGTTGCAGAAGAAACGGAGAAAACGAAAAGGAAAGCCGGGAGAAACAAAACCGAGGGTGGCGAATGAGCCGCCCTTTCTTTCATGAGGTGATGGCTCATGACCACGCTCGAAAAACTGAAAACCATGCTCGGAATCACCGGATCGGATGAAGATGCCTTGTTGCAACTGTTGCTGGATGATGTAAAAGCGGACTTGCTGACTTGGACGAACCGCGTCGAGTTACCGACAGCCCTTGAGCCAATCCAGCGGCAAATCGCGGCAATCCGCTACAACCGGCAGGGCGTGGAGGGGCAGACAGCTCATAGCGAAGGTGGAATCAGCCGGTCGTTTGATGACCTCCCGGAATCCATTCGCAACGCGATTAGCCAATATCGGCTGCTGAAGGTGGTCAAATATGCGGCTAATTAAGCGTGATCAACGTTTGGTCACCTTCCGAGAGCGCAAGACCCTGAAAGAGCCTGACGGGACGACATACGAAGGTTGGGACCCGAACGGGATCGCTGTAAAAGCGAACGTACAACCGGCCAGCGGCAGGGTCATGGCCGAGCAATATGGGGAGCGTCTCGGCTATATACTCGTCGCCTACATGGAAGGACATCCCGACATCAAGGAAAGCTCCGGTGCGTGGGTTTATGTCCCGTCGGATGCCGAGAAACCGGATTATCGTGTCGTCGCCGTCCGCAAATGGCGTCACACCGTCGTTGAGATGGAGAAGATGACGCCATGACGATGCGGAATCTGGACAGTTTAATCCGGAAACTCAATCGACTCGGCGGCGACAAAACTCCGCTTGTTCGGGGGATCAAAAAAGCGACGATCAAGGTTCAGGGAGATGCTAAGCTGCTGGCCCCAGTTGATACCGGGAGACTCCGAAACAGCATACAAGCTGAGACGAAAGAGATCGGCGGAAAAGTGGTGGGGCGTATCTTCACGAACCTTGAATATGCCCCTTACGTCGAGTTTGGTACAGGCCAGCGGGGTGAAGCATCACCGTCTCCGCCTAAATCTCCGGATGATCTTTACTATCGTCAAGACTGGGTGGGGATGGAGGCGCAGCCGTTCATGTATCCAGCAGCAAAGCAGAACGAGAAAGTTGTCCCGAAGATCGTCGGCGAAGAGATCAGAAAAGAACTCCGGAATCTAAGGGGGCGGCGCTGATGTTCGATGTTAAATCGACCATTAATGATCTTTTATCTTCAATCCCGAACGTCGCCAGTGTTTCGGATGTATTCCCAAAAGCCGACGATACCATGCCGGTGATCACTTTCTACGAGCTAGCAAATTCCGATCCGTTGACCATTGCAAACGGTCCGCTATCTGACGTCTCGATCCAAATTGATGTGTGGCACAACCGTTCAACGGGTGCTTTGGCTGCTCAAGTGGACGAAAAAATGAGCTCTATCGGTTTTCGACGGCAAATGTCTGCTGACATACCGGACCCGTCTGGACTCAAGAGAAAAACGATGCGATATCGCGGCGTGGTGGACGCAAGAACAGGCCGCATATCTCAGTAAGGAGATGATAACATGTCTCAAGGTGTACTGTCCAAAGACACCATTTTGGAATATCAGGACAGCATCAGCAGCAGTTGGATTGAACTCGAATATTTGCTGGAAGTACCTGAACTCGGTGGCACTCCTGAGCAAGTGGAAGTCACGACCCTTAAAGACGGGGTGCGGAAGTACATTCCGGGTGTGAAAGACCTCGGGGATTTGGCGTTCCAATTCCTCTACGACAACAGCGGCCCGACGTCGAACTGGCGTGTACTGAAAGGCTTCCAGGATTCCGGCGAAGTGAAGACGTTCCGCGTGACGTATCCTGACGGTACGGCGCATCAGTTTGACGCTATCGTCAATGTGCGGATGGATGCGGCTGCGGTAAATGCTGCGCTGACGTTTACGGCCCAATTTTTCCTGCAATCTGAGATCGATGTAACCGACCCGTCTTAATGACGCTTCCCTCCGTCTTGTGGTAATATGTAGAAAACACCATAGGACGGGGGACTCATTGATGAGGTATTTTCTTTGCATCATTCCACCATTGGCTGTATTGTCGTGCGGGAAAATTGGTACAGCGTTAATCAATTTCATTCTCACTTTGTTTCTCTATATTCCGGGTGTCATTCACGCAATATTGGTAGTCAACAAGTACTATGCCGACAAACGACACAAGGAATTGATTCGGGCTTTGAGAAGTAGATAAAAAAATATCACGCAGAAAGCACTCTCGTAAACGAGGGTGCTTTTTATATGCCAAAAAGGGGATGTATCCATGATTTACACGACAATGACGGTAGGGGAAAAGGAATACAAGCTCCGTATGGGTGCAACGCAAGTCATTGAACTCGAAAAACAACTTGGCGGCCGCAATCCGCTGGATTACCTCATGATCATTGAGTCGGGTAATTTGCCGCCTGTGACTGTAGCTTTGAAAATCCTGCACGCAGCCCTGCAACAGTTCCAACACGGCCAAAGCTTTGCGGATGTCGCGAAACTGTATGACCAATACGTTGCGGAAGGCGGTTCCTATACAGAATTGATCTCGAAACTCGTTGAAGTCTTCCGGGTTAGCGGTTTTTTTCCGAAAGCAGCGACGGAGGACGAGACGGAGAACCTGTAAAGTCGCTCACGGAATTGTTTGAAAAGCTATATCCCATCGCTTGTACTTGCGGTGTTGATCCGGTCAGGTATTGGGATATGACTTATCGGGAGATTACCGCCGCAATTGAGGCGTTTCAAGAGCGGCAGAAAATCGATCAGGAACGCTTGAAAGCCGAAATGATGATGTTGTCTCTGACAGCATACCGACACGCAGATTTGATTGGTGCTGTTGTCAGTAACATCATGGGTGGCCGCAACAAAATACCGTCACTTAGCGAAGCGTTTCCGGGCGTGTTTCCGGAAGAAATGCTACAGCCGCGTCAACAAGATTGGCGCGTAATGAAAACGAGAATTGAGCAGTACGGCGCTGAGTGGAAGCGAAAGCGAGGTGAGAAGCGTGGCGATGACGATCGAAGAGTTGCAAGTGCTGATCACAGGCGAGACGGCACAACTCCGCAAGGAATTGGGTCGAGTCAAGAAAGAGCTTAACCGAGCGGATCAAGATGTCAAGAAAGCAACCCGGTCGATCAATAACACGCTTCGAACCATCGGCGCGACGCTCGCGACCATTGGGATCGGAGCGTTTTTTAAATCCGCCACACAAGAAGCCATCCGGTTTGAAGCTGCGCTCATGCAGATTCAGCGGTTGATGGGTAGCAGCGCGAATGAGTTTCAGCGGTGGGTGGATACACAAGCCAAAGCGTTCGGGTTCGCACGATCCGAAGCTATACAGTATGGCGCTGTATATGCCAACTTGTTGAGCGGGTTTTCCAGCGGCACCGCTGAGACGATGCGGCGGACCCGTGATCTGCTGGAAGCGTCCGCGATCATTGCAAGTTCGACGGGCCGGACGATGGAGGACGTCATGGAGCGTATCCGTTCGGGCTTGCTCGGCAATACCGAGGCAATTGAAGACCTCGGCGTGAACGTGAATGTCGCGCTCCTTGAATCGACGAAAGCGTTCCGCGAGTTTGCGAACGGAAAAAGTTGGAATCAACTTGATTTCAATACGCAGCAGACGATTCGTTACTTCGCAATTCTGGAACAAACCGTTCAAAAATACGGGACTGAGCTCGCTCAAAACACCGCAACAAGACAAGCCCAATTTATCGCCCAACTCAAAGATATCCGTCTATATCTCGGACAAGCGTTCCTGCCGATCTACAACACGATCTTGCCCGCTTTGACGCGGATGGCCGCTGCACTCGCAAACGCTGCGCGGTATCTAGCGGCTTTTATGCAGGCGCTTTTTGGATACAAACAACCGCAACAACAAATATCCCAAACCGAAGATCAAGCTTCTGCTGTTGGCGATCTCGGAGACGCCTACGAAAAAGCCGGTAAACAGGCAAGGAAAGCTGTTGCGGGATTTGACCAACTCAACCTGATCGGCGAAAGAGCGGCTTCTAAATCAGGAGCAGGAGCCATTGTTCCGGGTGTTACCGGCGATCTGGAAACCAACCCGTTCTCACAATCTGCTCAAGCTATCGACGATATGACGCGGCGTGCGCAACAGGCTGCCGAGCGCGTAAAAGATGCGTTCCGCGGCATGTTCGATGTGATCCGTAATGGATGGAGCGGGGTATCTGGATCGGCAGGCCAATCCCTGCAAGTTGCATGGAATGCGATCCGAACCGAACTGGGTATGTGGAAAGAGCAGTTCGAAGTGGTATTTAACGACATCATTGCCCTCGGCGAACCGCTTAAAAATTGGTGGCAAAATGATGTCATACCGCTTTGGGGGCAAAATATCGAGACAGCAACAACGATCCTCACCGGACTTTCAGAGTCTATTCGGATGGTTTTCGGTTCCTTGTGGGATGCGGCATACCCGGTGTTGCAAAAGTTTGTGACGGATGGCTTGCCGAGGATCACAGATTTTGTTTCGCGCGCCCTTGACTCATTCACGAGATTGTTTGAGCTTGCCAAGGACATCTTTGCTGACATTTGGCAAGATGCCGTTGATCCAGCGCTCAAGAACATTTCCCGGATCACGCAGGAAACGCTCGACATCATCTTCGAATGGTGGGACGACTGGGGAGGCCGAATCTTCGATAACGTTAACGAGTCAATCGAGGGTATCAAAGGCCTGTGGAACAAGTTTTGGAACGAATACATGAAACCGGTCGTCACGCGGATGCTTGATATGATGTCGAGGCTGTGGGACGAACACATGAAAGACTTGGTTAAGGAAGTAGGGGACTTCATCGGCAAATTGATCGACGGCGCACAGACGATATTTAACAAATTCATCTTGCCGGTGGTTAATTGGCTGATGGACAACCTCAAGCCCGCTTTCGTGGAAGTCTTCGATCTGGTATCAAGCATACTGGAAACTGCACTCGGTACCATTATCGACACGGCGAAAGGGATTATTAAGGCGCTTGGCGGCGTAATCGATTTTCTGGTTGGCGTGTTTACCGCAGACTGGGAGCGAGCATGGAACGGGATAAAGAACATCTTTTCAGGAATCGGCGATGCCCTGAAAGCCATCTTTAAAGGCGTGGTCAACGTAATTGTTGACCTCATGAACTGGGTGATAAAGCAAGTCAACAGAATCAGCATCGATATCCCTGAATGGGTGCCGGAGTTCGGAGGAAAGAAGTTCGGCATCAATATCCCGTTGATCCCGAAACTTGCGACCGGCACGAACTACGTCCCGCAGGATATGCTTGCTTTCCTGCATAAAGGCGAGGCTGTTGTGCCGAAGAAATACAACCCGGCAGCCGATGGTGTTTCGCCGACGGATATGACTGAGGTTATTGCGGTGCTACGGCAAATCCTGTTTGCTATCCGCGATACTCGAAGCAGCCAAGGTACCATTGACCGAAATACGGTCGGACGTATGGCCACCGAATATATCAATGATCTTGCGCGCCGAGGGCAAAATCCGCTTGCTGGCGCGTTTTGATTTTAAGGAGGGGGTGTAATGTATCTAGCTATCAACGGAACTGAAATCTCTGCATATCCCGCAGAGTTTGAAGTAACACTTATGGACCTTGATGATGCCGAATCCACTTTTCGGACAGCCGACGGAACACTAACACGCGACCGAGTGGCGAGAAAAAGACAGATCAGAATGACATGGCGGGCGCTTAGATGGGAGGCGCTCGCCTCTATTTTGCAATCCATGCAAGACGAGTTTTTTGAATTCACCTATCCCGATCCCATGACAGGCACACAGCGCACCGGGACATTTTACGCGGGGGATCGGACAGGGGCGTATGCTTTCGAACGAAATGGCGTTTACTGGTGGGACGGTTTAACGATGACATTGACGGAGAGGTGAGAACATGCAGTCGATTTCCAATGTATTCAAGGAATATTTGCGGCAACGTAACCGGGAATGGCTTGTAAAAGTCGATATTGCTGGTGAAGAATATGGCAGCGAAACGATCGTTGATTTTACCGTTGAAACCAGCGTATCGACAGGCGAAGAACTCGAAATCGGTACCGCGAATATTTCAAAACTCACCCTCCGCCTCAAGAAAACCATAACCGTCCCGCCGAACGCTCGTGTCGTGCCCTATGTTGCACTCAGCTTGCCGGAAGAATATGAAGGCAATGCTGGTGTTGCATGGCAGGACAACGAGGATACCTGGGAAACGGCTGATTACCTGTGGAATGGCGCTGTGACCGAATGGCTCCCGATGGGCGAGTTTTTCGTCGATACCCGCGAGATCGTACAAGGCCATATCCTCGAATTGACGTGTTTGGACCGGATGAGGTTTGCGGATATTGCCTATGTCTCGTCGCTAACTTATCCCACTACCATGCAGGCGGTATGGGATGAGGTATGCGACCGTGCCGGTTTTGCGTATGGCGACAGCGTACAGATCAATCCGAGTTATCAGATCGAGGTCGGCCCAGCGGGATATACATGCCGTCAGGTACTCGGTTATATCGCCGCTGCGCATGGCGCTTGTGTGTATGTGGACAGATGGGGGATCGTTCAATGGCGTAAGTTTAGTGCCACTGATAAGCCGGTTGATACCTTTACAAAAGCCGACTATGGCCGCGTAAAGGAAACAGGTCCAACGAAAACCTATACGCGCATCGTGGTGGTTTACAATCCCGACGATGGGCTGGTGTTTGAGGCTGGATCAGGAGACGAAGCGCATACCCTTTACATCGAAAATCCGTTCGCTACACCACAGATTGCGCAAAATTTGTACTCGCAACTATTCGGTTTTTCATACAATCCCGTTCAAATGGACGCACGGGGATATCCGCAGTTCGACGCGGGGGATCGCATTGTTTTCGGTACTCCGGCCGAGGAATACACCTGGAATTCAGCAGACGTTGCATGGAGTGATGCGGAATTTACGTGGGACGGAAATGACGGCAATCTCCCTAGCGGGAATACGCTCTTGCTTAACCTCAAATACGTCTTTAAGGGCGGCCTGCGGATGGAATTCGAGGCCCCGGCGCGATCTGAGCAGCAAAGTGAATTCCGCGTCGAAGGGTCGATTACGCAGCAAATCAATCGGCTGCGAGCGACGACAGTGCGAGAAGGGCGGAGTTATTACGGCCTGACCATTACGCGCCAGCGCGGGCTTGAGATCGAGCGCGAAGACCACAAGTCTAAACTCACGCTCAACAGTGATGAGATGGACTGGAAGGTCAACGGTCAATCCAGTCTGTATTTTGATGCTCAAGCCGAAAAACTCAAGTTCCGCGGCGATATCGAGATGTTGGGCGGTACTATCTCATGGTCCAACGTCAACGCTCCTGATATAGACGACATTCCCAACCTGAGCGGTCGTCTGACGTATATCGGGCCGACAGGTATTTACTCTGGGACGATCAAAACCGACCAACTGATTGCCGGTACCGCCAAAATCAGCAGCGCGCTTATTGACACAATCAAGGCCAATCAAATTGTCGTGGGAGACAACGGCGAAAAGATCGGGGACAACCTGATCGACAGTGCGGCCACATGGAACGGGAAGACGACGTTATTAACGGGAGATGGTATTTATACTGGCACCATATTGGCAAATCAAATCATTGCCAGCTCGCTTTCGGCCATCAGCGCGAACCTCGGCACGGTTACAGCCGGAACGATCAGCGGCGTCACCATATCCGGCGCAACGATCGTCAGTGGCTTTATTACTGGTGCCAACATTACAGGTGGAACGATCCAGACGGCCGGATCTGGAACTTACCCGAGGATTGAGCTGTCGGCGTCAAATAGTTGGCTTAGTTTTGAAGCTACATCGACATCATATTTGAGGATACAGCCGCTAGGCAGTCTGGTTACTTTCAACATGGCAAACGGGTCCAGTACCTTTAACATAAATAAGGCCACAGGCGGGACGACAATTCAAGTAAGCGATAATATAACCATTAACAATTCTGGGGCAAGTATCGTCATGAGTGGCAATCATATAATTATTAATGCACCAAACGGGACTATAAACCTGAACGCTGCAGGAGTATATGTCAATGGTAACCCAATTTAACAGCATGGAACTATTAACAGAATATGTCGTATAATCCTTGTAAGAAAGTCTATTACAAGGAGGATGTACAATGAAAAAATTCATTCTCGGCTTTGTTTGTGGCGCTTTGATTTTTGGCGGCACGGCTGTTTTGGCTGATGGTGTTTCGCTGATTGGGAAAACGGTTGATGGAGAGGTGCCGGTTTTTTACAACGACGAGCCTCTCGTAGCCAAGGCTATAACCGTAGAAGGAACCAGCTATCTACCAGTGAGGACGGTCGGAAATACGCTCGGTGCTCAAATCGAATATCGGGATGGAGCGGTGCATGTGGAGCAAAAAAACTATACCGAAATAATCAAACAGCAGGTTATGAATGAAATCAAGATCGAAATGCGTAAGGAAGAAATCCGAAAAAATCTCGACGGCCTTAAAAAAGGAATCGAGGTCTATACAGAGCTGGCAAATCAAGCAAAGCAAAACCTTGAAATTGAAACAGAGCCTATCATAAGGGCTGATTATGAAAGAACGATTCGGGACGCAGAACAAATCATTCAAAAGAATCAACAAAAAATCGCCGAACTCGAAGCCGAGCTCGCGGCCCTGGAACAGCAGCAAGACGAGTCCGAAGACGAAGAATAAGCGCCCCAATTGG